GACATAAAATGAAAGCAACAGTATACCGAAGACAACGATCAAACCAAGCATCAGTCTATTTTCATTCCGATATTTTTGAACCAAAAGAAGAAGTAATAGTCTCATATTTTGAAGACGGAATACAAATAAAACGGGCATCAATATCAGCACATCAAAAAAGCACTTTGAAATTAGTGCCAAGAAGCGACAAGTCTTACACGCTAACATTGAAAAAGGCGTACGAAATGGGCACATACGAGATTGAAGTAATTGACGGGGATACAATCTTTGTGCCCTGTTTGATGTTAGAATAAAATTAAATTATATTTGTAATGTTAATCGGCAAATAAACGGCAATAAAATGAACGGCGAAAAAACAAGATTTAGCAAGGAAAATCAACCAGAAAATAGAGGTAGAAAACACGGTTCTTTGTCAGCTAAGACAATACTAAACAAGTACTTAGCAATTATTAGAGACGCTGAAAATCCAATAACAGGACAGCAAGAAAATTTAACAGTTGCTGAAGAAATACAGCTTCAACAAATAAAGAAAGCTCTTATCGGTGACAAAGACGCTTACAACAATGTAATGGATAGGACAGAAGGAAAAGCTCAAACGAATATTAAAATGGACGCAGATGTAACCCAACGCACTGTTCATGTTGGATTTAGTGATGAAGTAGAAGAGGAGAATGAAGATGATAATGATTAGTGCATTTATTTTCGTGTCGATTACTTATTCAATATGGTCAATAATAAAATTTAACCAATGAAATTTGTATTCAACCGCAGTATGTTTAATGACCTTTTCTGGCACTTGGAGAAAGACTTCAACGACCCAAAGATTAGGTTCATTTTTGCGTATGGCGGTTCGAGTGCTTCCAAAACCTACACTTGTACTCAGCTTGAGGTAATTCGAAAATTGACTATTCGAGAAAATACCATGATATTGAGAAAGTATGGTGTTGATATTAAAGACTCGATATATACCGATTTTGTAAATGTTATCGAATCGTTCGGATTGCAGAAGTATTTTAAGTGTCAGATAAATTACATTGAATGTACACTTACTGGCGCTTATATTCGTTTCCGTGGATTGGATGACTCGGAAAAGATTAAAGGATTAGCCGGGTTTAAGCGTGTCTGGCTTGAAGAAGTTTCACAGTTCGAGGAGACAGACCTTAAACAAATTAGGAAGCGTCTAAGGGGGTCAGAAGGACAACAAATCGTTTGCTTGTTTAACCCTATTGACGAGAATCACTGGTTGAAAGTAAAATTATTCGACACATACGGACTAATTGACCAACCAGTAACAACGAATATAACCTCTCACGCTCGTAATGAGAAAGGAAATTTTGTGGTTTATAAAGTCACTTATTTAAACAATTATTTTATTGTAGGTAAGTGGAAGAATGGAAAACAGATAGGTGGTTTTGTAGACCAACACACGATTGATGATTTTGAAAAAGACAAAGTAGACGATTACGCATACTATCAAATTTACGCACTTGGTAACTGGGGTAAAATCAGAACAGGTGGCGAATTTTGGAAGGATTTCAACACCAATATTCACGTTGGAAAAGCTCCGTTTGATCCTGCACAGCCAATCCATTTATCTTGGGATGAAAACCTTTTGCCATACATTACTTGCGAAGTTTGGCAGATACAAAAAGGTAAGCCAAGACAAATCGACGAGATATGTCTACCCGACCCACAAAACAGGGTTGCTCATGTTTGCCGTACATTCCGTGAGCGTTACCCAGCGTCAAGCGTTCATGGGTTAATTATAACAGGGGATAGGACTTCATTAAAAGACAACACTACCAAGGAAAAAGGGCAAAACTTCTTTACCGAAATCATGGCGGAACTTGCAATGTATAGACCCGTACTAAGGCTGCCAAACATAAACCCGAGCGTTGCCGATTCAGGCGACTTTGTCAATGCCATTTACAGGGGCGCTGTTCCTAACTTGGATATTTTAATTGACGAGAAGTGCGTTAAGTCGATACACGATTACCAATATACACTTGAAGACAATAACCGTGGTGTGCTTAAGAAAATGATAAGGATTAAGGCTACTGGGCAAAGCTATCAGGAGTTTGGGCACTGTACTGATGCTAAGCGTTACTTCTTAACAATGGCATTCAATACCGAGTATAACACATTCTTAAGACGACATGAAGTAAATCGCCCATTAACTGCGCCGCAAAGAGTTAGGAACAATTCATTTTAATTTATTATATTTGGAGCATGAGCAACTACATCCGCAACATCGACTACCTACTGCACATCCAAGACAGGGACTTTAACCAGTTAATATCAGCCAATCCGCTTGTACAAAAACAGGCTGAACAATGGGCGATTGACAAGGTCCGCAGTGTTTTGGTGCAGCGTTGGGATTGTGATGAGGAATTTAAAGATACTTATGTCTGGTCGCCACTAAGCACGTACACAGCCGACGACTTGGTTTACTTAGACGCCTCTGCATTTGTTTCCGGTGCTTACGTTGCAAGTTCATTGGTATTGTACACCGATGGTAAAGTGTATATCCGTACAGCAACAACAGCCGGGTATACTACACAGGCGCCGGGAAATGCAACTTATTGGACCGTTCTTGGTACTCGTTACGATTTGTTTAATGTGATAGTATTGCAAGAATGGTATGACTCGCTTACTTACTATGCAATTGGTGATCAAGTATTTTACAAAGGGTATTACTATACCGCCATTCAATCAGGTAAAGGGGTGCTTCCTAACGATAAAGTGAACGGGGCAAGCTATTGGGGCACAAAAACAAGTGCGGCCATTACAACGGGTATTTTGCCAACAAATACAACATATTTCGCTCCTGGTGACAATAGGAGTTCGCAGATTTTTAACATCGTTATTGATTTGGCTATTTATAAAATACAATACAGACTTGCTCAACAAAAAATAACTATCGCAAGAGCAAACGCCAATACCGAAGCGTTAAAACAGTTAGACGACTTCATGCATGGAAATGCAACGCTTGAAAATTTCCCGGTTAAACAGGAGGTACAAGGACTACGCACAATGATTTCAAGTAACCCAAAAAATATAAATACCTACTAATATGTCTTTAAAATTAGTGAGAATGAAAGACCCTGCGCAGGAACGTATGCGACAATTGACGTCTCCGGACTATGCCAATATTGCCAAGTCGCACATGTTTAGGCTTCAAGTTATGCGTGAGCGCCAAGACGTGAAGAACTGGCGTGACGTGAGGACTTGGGCAGAGCGTGCTTACTTTCCTTCTCGTGTTGGATTGCAGAAGATGTACGCCGACACTAAAGATGATGGCCATGTTATTGCCTGTTATAATAAGCGAGTTGATATGACATTACAGCGCCCTTTTTTTGTTGGCGTTGAAGATGAAGAGAACGAGCAACTAATGAAGATGTTCAATACTCGCTGGTTTACGCAGTTGCAGAACGATGTTTTGGATGCAAAATTTTTTGGTTACTCTTTTCTTAACTGGGGAGGAGTTGACACAAAAGGAAACCTTACCGGATTGAAAGTTATCCCCCGTGAAAACTGCATGCCTGATGTTGGCGGTTTATTTACGACGGATCAAGGCGGTGTTAACCGTATACCTTCGAACATCAACCCGGCATTAAAGTTTACAGATGAAGAAATTCAGCCTTGGACTCTTTGGGTTACTACACCTGATAACATAAGCCGGTCAAGCTGTGGGTTTGGTGAGTTCTACCCTGTATCTTTGTACGCTATCCTTTTACGTAACAATTTGGGGTACAATTCGGACTTTGTAGAAAAGTTCATGACGCCACTTACCATTGGAAAGACGAACAAAACAGACAGGGTTGAGCGTGAAGAGTTTTTAAAAGACCTTTCCTCATTCGGTTCAAGCGCTGCGATTGTTTTGGATTTCTTGGATGAAATTTCATTCGTTGAAAGCAAGAACACCGGTACAGCTTACAACTCGTTTGATAACTACGAAAAGCGCCTTCAAGCTTTGATTTCAAAAATTATGCTTGGCCATGCAGACGCTCTCGACTCTACTCCTGGCAAGCTTGGGAACAATGACAATGCCTTGCAGGCGCTTAAGGAAAAGGCAATGAATGATGGGCAATTTGTTGAGGACGTAATAAACGACCAATTTCTTGATAAATTGCGTTTACTTGGTTTCAATATTCCTGATGGTACATGTTTTAAGTACAGCAACGATGAACAAATCGAGCATGAGAGAAACGAACGAGCCGAGTTCAATACTAAGACTGCTGCTTGGGTAAAGAGCATTAGTGATGCAGGATTTGACCTAGACGAAGCGGAGTTGTCGGAGGTGTTAGGGTTCACGGTTAAAAGAAAAGCCGAGGCAGTACCAGCAGGGCGAAAGGGTTTACAAGATTCAATAAATAAACTATACGAAGACGTTGTTTAGTAGTTCAGAAATAAATATTGCCCTTCATCAAATTTGGAATCGAGAGGTTACACGCTTAAGTTTGCCTAATTGGGTGTATCTTAAGTTTGGGCGCCAATTTTCCCGAGGCGTTGACGATGGCTTTGGCTTTAAGTATAATAAAACCGATTACGAGTCAATAAAGTTATTGAAAAGTAACGTCTACCTATTCTCGGGCGCCAAGACGTTTAATTTTGTTTATGATTGTGAAAAGCTTCTTGTTGAGGGCAATAAGATACTGCCATTTGATGTATTTAAAAAACGGGCACAAAGTGTTGGCGTTTCTTACTGCGATACTTGGTTAAAAACCGAGTATGACAGCTGTATTGTTCATTCTAAAAATTGCCGGGATGAAATCTCTTTAATCAAGAATAAAGAATTTTTTCCGATGGCTCGTTACGTTGCATTTATGGACGCTAATACAGCGGAGATATGCAGGCAAATGAACGGACATGTGGCGTTGATTGATGACCCTATTTGGAAGATTCACAGCCCACAGCAACATTACAGGTGCCGTTGCCACAAGGAACCGTTAATGGAAGACGAGGCGGTGTTGAGCAAAAAGCCGGATAACTTAACTACCCCCAATCCATTGTTTGCGCATAACATTGGGGAAACGAAAGAGATATTCAACAAACATCATCCATATTTTGCTGAAATTCCTAAAGAATATCGTAGTTTCGCAAAACAAAATTTCAATCTACCTATACCGAAACTATAATGGCTAATTCATTTAATCAGATATCAGGAAATTTGGCGGTTAAGGTTCGAAGGATGAAAGCTGACTTGCCCGATGCTATTGGGTTGATGGCTAAGCAACATTTCCAAGGAAACTTCACTCGCCAAGGATTTGATGATAGTAAGTGGCAAGACGTTAAGCGCAGGAAGACCGGGAAGGGCAGAGATAAAACGAGGGCAATTTTGAGTGGTCGTACTGGACGCCTTAAGAAGAGCATTCACGTAGATAAAGCAACTTGGAATAAGGTTGTTATTGCGACTGACCGATTAAAATACGCTCAAATTCATAATGAAGGTGCAACGTTTACAAGAAAGGAACATGGAAGGGCAACTTTCTTTAAAACAAAAATAACTGGTTCTGCAGGACTTAAGCAAAGCAAAAAAACGGGTAAATATTACATGTCTAGGTCTACAAAAACAATAGAATTGAGAGGTCAAGACAAGCAGATAAAATCTCACGCGGTCACTATCCCAAAACGCCAATTTATGGGAGATTCGCCGGTGTTGATAGCCCGAATAAATAAATTAATAACCAATACAATTGATAAAGCTTTTAAATCATGAGGTCAATTTTTGAGGACATATTGAGCGTCGCTAAAGACAAGTTTCCCGAAATTGTTCACGTAAATAAGTGGGGCAATCAGGTTGAAATGATTTTAGCGGGCGAGTATCAAATGATAAATTTGCCTGCCATGTTTATCGAGGTAGTTTCACCAATGCAAATCAATCAGCTTGGTGATGGCGTTCAGATTTATGACCCATTGTACATTCGCTTACACCTAGTAGACTCATTTTATAACGAATTCTTGAATGACGATGAATTTTCAGCAATGGAGCGAAACTTGGAGGTTTTCGATTTAAAGCAAAAAATGTATATTGCATTTCAAAACTTTCGATTGTCAGGCGGTGGGGGCATCATGTATCGAACCTCTGAAGAAGAGGAGGTGGTTAATACGCTATGCCATTACACGCAAGAGTTCACCACTACCTTTGTCGATGCAACAAACACAACGAGCGAACAAGGCGAAGAAATTTACATTGACGACGCAGAACTTACAACAACAATTAAACCGACACTTGAATAATGGCACGTACC